AGTCGTGGTGGATGACACACCTATCTACTGGGCTACGCCGAAGGCCGCGAATACGGCGTTTTACCCACTCTACGACTGGAATTTTCACGATGTGTGGCGGTATATCTATGACCAGGGCTTGCGGTACTCGAAGATTTATGATTACCAGTTCCGCAAGGGATTGCCGCTCAACGAGATGCGGGTTTCATCGCTGATTCATGAGCGGTCATTCAAGGCGATCTGCGAGCTACCGGAATTCGAGCCGCAAACCTACGAGCGGTTAGTGCGCCGGTTGAAGGGTATTGAGTTTGCGCAGGAAACGGGCAAGGATGCGAAAATGTTCCGCGTGCGCAAGCTGCCCCAGAATTTTAGTTCCTGGCGCGCCTATCGGGATTTCCTGATTGCCACGCATCTCGATCCGGAGAAATGCGCGATCATGGCGCGGCGTTTTTCAAGACACCTGGACAATGAGTATGTTGCCCGGCAACAATGCCGGCAGTTAGTCCTCAACGATTACGAGAACAACTTGCCGGTGGACAACAAGCCCGATCCGCGGGACGAGTTGATCGCCTACTATTGGGAGGTCTTATGATCATCGAAACTGTGGCGCAGTATCTCGCTATACGTGAGCAACTGACGCCAGTGATCGTGCAGGGGCGGGAACATGCGATCAGCATTCCATGTGCTAACACTTTGTTAGTGGCACGGGAGTTGGTGCAGGCAAATACCTACAACCCTAACACTGTGCCAGAAACGCGGCTGGAGTTACTCAAACAATCTATCATTGATAACGGTTTTGCTTATCCTGTAGCCGTGATTTATGATCCGGACCTGGAGAAATTTGTCATCATTGACGGCTTTCACCGGCATTTGATCACGGCAATGGCACATCTAGGATTGCCGTATTTGCCAGTTGTCATTCTGCCACATGATGTCGCTAAACGCATGATTGCCACGGTTCAATTTAACAAGGCGCGGGGGCACCACCAGGTGGACCTGGATGCTGAGGTGGTGCGCGCACTGCTGTACCAGGGCTTGTCTGAAGAGGATGTGGCGCAGCATCTGGGAATGGACCTTGATACGGTCCACCGGTACAAGCAGTTGACCGGTATTGCTGAGCTGTTCAAAGCCGCGCAGTATTCGATAGCATGGGAAATGGTGGAGGTCGAGTGATGGATTTCCTGTATGGTGATGCATGGGAGCACTATCCAATCCAGGCCGGTGAAATATGGGGTTTATCTGATGGTAGTAGGGTTGCAGTGCATGACATCTTCAAACCGCTGCCTGGTTTTATGAGCCTTGCTAACCTGGTCTTTGTTGATCCACCGTGGAATCAGGGTAATCTCACTGCGTTCTACACCAAAGCCAATAGAACAGACTACCAGCGCTTTGATGTGTTCACAGGCGTGCTCTTTGAACGCTTAGAAACTCTTGGAGCGCAGGCTTGCTATATCGAAATCGGCAATCAGTTTGTAGATGCCTGGAGTGAGCGTCTGGCGCAGCTCTATCCAGTCTTGCAACGTTGGTCCGTGGTGTACTATCGTAAGCATCCAACCAACATCATCCGTGGTGGACAAGTCCCCATCGCTGCAGATTTTACCGGGATGGATGAAGCGCGGGTGATCGCGCAGGTCGCACAGATCGAAGACTACCAGGTGATGGGTGACCTATGTATGGGGCAAGGGTTGGTGGGGCTGGCAGCTCATGCTGCTGGCAAGCCTTTCGTAGGCACAGAGCTCAATCCACGGCGACTGGCGGTACTGTTGCAGAAATTGGCTCAACAAGGCGTACAGGTACAACGCTATGAATGACCTGCTGCGTGCCAGTTTCAAGGCTCATGCGCTGTTGCCGGCGTACCAGCGTCGGGTACAACAGGCGCAGGCCTGGATTGCTGAGGCTTTGGAAACCTGTCGGCGACCGTATATTGCATTTTCGACGGGCAAGGACTCTACGGTCATGGCCGATCTAGTCTGGCAGCAGAATCCATCTGTGCCGGCAGTGTACTTCGACGCTGATGCGGCGTTTCCTGAGAGTCATGAGATGTTGGAACGCTATCGCGCCGCTGGTCGGATTATCATCAACTGGCGTACTGAGCCATTGCTGGAAACGATGGCGCGCGCTGGAGGACCATTATGTTCAGAGAATGCCACGATGGAAAGCACCGTCTACGCCCCCATCAGAGCGTTGGTGGCTGAGTATGGTTTCGATGGGGCGTTCGTCGGACTACGAGCAGAAGAAAGCCTGCACCGGAATCTAAGCATTACGACTCGCGGCACGTTGTTTCTGTCGCAGCGGCATGGAATATACTCTGCATGGCCGATAGCAAAACTGACTTTTCGAGATGTGTGGGCTTACATTCTAAGCCGGAATGTGGACTATAACACGGTATACGACCGGCAGTTTACCATGGGGATTCCATGGGAGAATTGCAGAGTGTCGTATTGCTATGGTGAAACGGTTGCCAGTCACGGGCGTTGGATTATCCTGGCGCGGGGCTGGCCGGAGCTATTCAACCGGTTTGCGCAAGCATTTCCAGAAGTGCGGAGGTTTATATGATTCAAATCAACGCGATTAACGCTATTTCTGAGGGGTGGGGAAAAGAATACCAGCCAATACGTGTGCGGATGGTGTTGCACGCGAATAGCCGGATGGTGGACTATCATCCATTACAACTCGATGGTCTGCTGGCGCGTGGTGTAGTAGAACGCGCAACTGAAGGACGTGGTTTGCCTGATGCGCAAGACGGTTATTGGCTACCTTTGCCGCTCAAGATGCTGTGGCAGAGTGCTGAAGGCTACCCGTTGTGGGCTGCCTCGACGTTCTATCCGGTTGGACCAAACGTCGAGGATACCTATGTGCGGCACAAGCGCAATTCTGAAGGTGCGATGCACTCGCACAAGAAACTCACCACGCGCAACGGACCGTGGATGGAACGCCGTCTGCCCACGCCAGTGCGTGTGTGCGCTACCTATGAAGCGCGGGCTATCGGAAATCTGGAGGCCGTAGCAGCTCTGTTAAAGCATTTTGTCTATGTGGGGAAATTGCGATTGGCGCGGGTAGGCGGGATAGAGGTCACTGCGGCAGATTACAGTGACTCCGAAATTATCATGGATGGCATGACCTTGATTAAGACGATTCCAGCAGAGGCGCAGTTACTCAAACTGTGGCCGGAAGCGCCTACACTTGTGGGTTGGACACCGCCGCAATGGAAACCATCACTGTTTCGGATGGGCTGGTCTGCCGGAACCCGCAATCCGGTGGACTGGTTTGCAGCGGTGTAAAACATGATTCTATTTCACTATCAGGAGGAACCAATATGGGTCGGATGACGTTGTCAGAAAAGCCGGTGATTCCGGAGCAATACGCTGAGGCAATTTACCAAGCGCTGGAGCGGATTTATGGCCGCGCAATGTGGAACATGCAGCAGCAGTTTGGCATGTATGATCTGCCGCCATTGCATGGCGAGGCGTTGCTGCTTACCCCCGTTGCTGAGACTCTCGCTGAGATCGCGTGCGCTGCAGCCGGAGAGCGCCAGCATGATGAGTTCGACGATGGCGTGCTCCAGGAGTGTATCCAGTCGGTGATGGAGATGTTGTTCGCATCGCCATTGCTAAATACCTACGATGTGCCAGATGTTTTCTGGCAATCACCGCTTGGGGCGATGGTGGCGCGGGCGATGATCTGGTTGCGGCGTGATGAGCTCATTACCCTAAATCAGGCGGCGGAAATCGCCGGGATTAGCGTTCCAGCGATATCGCAGGCTGTGGATGCTGGTAGACTCAGGGCGTATTTTGACCCGGATGCTACCAATCCTCAACGCGGTAGGCGTTTGGTGAGTCGTGCAGAAGTGCAGGAGGTTTGGAACAAATAAGCTGCTAACTCTTCTTAACTGCGGTTATCGCGCCGGTGGAGCAGGTTTTTGAAACCCCACCGGCGCTTTTATGTGCGAAGAAAACCGCTGTTAAGCGTACCACAGGGCACAGAGATAAAAAACTGCACTTGAACTGTTGTTCTGTTTGTTGTATACTATTAGTGTGCTTACCGATGGCGCATCAACCGATGATTTTTGGGGCCTCATGGTCGTGGTCCGGCGCGCGTTGTTGATGATCGTGCGGTGGATCGAAGACGGCCTGAAGCGTCGCGGTATGGCATTTTAGTAGAGCCGCGCTACATCGTGATGATGTAGCCCCGCTCACCCTGAACAGGGTTGCCGGCAATGCCGCCCATCCTGGCGTGGATTAGTCCATGTCGGGGTGGGCGGTTTTTTGTTGGCTAGAGGAGGTAAGCATGACGGCGGAATCGTTGGCTAGTTTAGCAGGTGTTGTACTCTCATTGATGTTCTCCTATGTCCCTGGGCTGCGTGATCGCTTCGAGATACTTTCCCCCACTTACAAACGGCTAGTGATGCTGGCTTGTTTGCTGTTTGTGGCTATCGCTGTCCTGGCACTCTCGTGTGCTAATCTGTGGAGTTTCGTGCAGTGCGATAAATCCGGAATTCTGAAGCTGGTTGAAATCTTTGTGGCAGCGGCGGTGGCTAACCAGGGCGCCTATCTGTTGACGAAACCGGAAAGCCATGGATAGCACCGAGTTGGCGCCATGTCCGTCCTCATCCTCATTCCCGGAGTAATGGAGGGCAGTCGCATCATGTTGATATGGCGCAATATCACCCGGATTCACTCAGTCCTGGCGCACGTTATCGTGGGCTTATCCATTGTCTGGAGCGAAATGGGGAAAGCAGATGAATGATGGACTAGTAGTGGTCATTGCGGCGCTCGTCGGTTCAATCCCCAGTATCTACGCCATCATCGCCGGGAAACGGAAGTCTGATGCCGAGGCTCGCAAAGCACGGGCAGAGGCCGTGAACAGCATTTCGGATGCAGCTGTGCAGCTAGTCGATCCGCTGCGGTGTGAAAATCGCGTTTTGCGGGAAGACTTAGCGAAACTCAAAGTCGATATGGAAGCGCAAGAACAGCGTCTATCTGAGCAGGAAAAGCGATTGTCCGAACAAGATCAGAAGATTGCGGAGCAGGGCGCAAAAATTACCAGTCTTGAACAAGAGAACGGTGAACTACACGCGCGTGTCTCGCAGCAGGATGAGAAGATTGCGGGTCTTGAACATGAGAATGGCGAGCTTCGCGAGAAGCTGTCCAACCAGGGTGAGGAGATCTCGGAACTACTGCAGGGCGTGGTCTTGTTGACGAGTCAGGTAGAAGCGCTGGGACAGAGACCAGTGTATCAGGCTCAGCCTATGAGGAAGCGTTAAGATGGTCAATTTACTAATCAATGGTGGTTTTGAGGGCGGCTATCGCCCTCTCTGGGATGAAAGCACCCAGACCAAACCGCATCATACCGCCTACGTCTGCGAGGTGGACCGCACTGGCGGTCCAATCACCAAACGCTACACCGTTGAACGCGGGGAAATCCACAATCCGGTGGGATGGTGGGCCTGGTATGCGCACCAGCGTAACGATGAGACGCCGGTGCCGTGGGACCCTGCCAACCGCATCGGCTGGAGTGAGCCGGAAATCCGCCTCACCGAGACCGTCCACCAGCGGCATCGCTCCGGCGCGACCGCTGCGTACACTTTCACCTGGCGGCGCATTCACGAAGGCGGACTGCTACAGCAGGTGGCAGTGACGCCCGGAGCGCGCTTGCGTTTCACTGCGTATACGCATGCCTGGATTGGCGACGATGATCATCCGCCAACCTGGTCGCTCCCCGGTTACGGCGCATTGGCATGGCCTGCCAGCACACCCGGGCTGAACGACAATCAGCGCAGCGTCACTCAGAGCATCGGCATAGACCCCACCGGCGGCACCGATCCCTACGCGCCTACCGTGGTGTGGTCCCCCGGATGGCATATCTTTAACGCCTATCGCACCGAGCCTCTCGAAATCGAGGCGGTTGCTGCCGGCGCCACGGTTACCGTGTTCTTGCGGTCCTCGACACTCTGGCCGGTCGTACACAACGATGTAGCCTGGGACGATTGTGCGCTAACAGTGGCGGGCGAGGAAGAGACGCCTCCAGCGCCACCGGCGACGGGCGCTGGTCCATACATTGCCCGCGGCGCCAAGATCGGTTATCACTGTCTCGCGCCACGAAGTGTACCCGAGCACGTGCTGCAACTGGCGCGGCAAGGGGCACCCGTGCCGCTGGTTAAGTTTGTGGATGATTGGTGGGGCATGGCTACGGTCAAGACCGCCTCGCCGCAGACGTTGATCATGGCGCGCAAGACCTTCGGGCTGGAGTTGGAGCTCGTGGGCGGGCTGGCAGAGATGTCAGATTCCGAGATCGAGCAGCACGCTGTTTACCTGATGAGTTTGCTACGTCAGAAATGTTTACAGGAAGCTGCCCGCCTGCAGCACATTGACTATCTGGAGACGGCGGTCAATGAGGCCGACCCAAAAAGCGCGGACGGTCACGGTTATCGCAACCTGGCGCTGCTCATGCTGCACATGCTCGATATCGCCGAGAAGTGGGATCTGCCCTGCAAGAAACTGGCGCTGTTCTCCCTCAACTGCGGCACCCCGGAGTGGGTGGACTATCTGGCCATGGTGGAGACCGGAGTCTTTGAGCGCATGGCGGCTGGCGGGCATGTGATCTCGCTGCACGAGGGCACGCTGGCGGTTGCCGGTTATTCCTGGGAGGAAGCTCCCATTGATCTGTGGTGGGGACCTGAACACACTATCCCCGGCGCGCCGGATGTGGCAGGCAGCGGTTCGCTCTCATTCCGGTATCGTTATCTGTTGCATCTGCTACGGCAGCGTGGGCTGTATGTGCCCATCGTGATTAGCGAGTTCTATGCCGGCGGCGGCTACGCTGGCGCAGATCCGGCGGCGATTCTGGCGCGGATGCGCTGGTATGACGAGCTGGCAGCGGCTGACCCGGAACTGCTGGCGTTCACGCCATTCACCTTCGGCGGTATGGGCGTAGGTTGGGATGCTCAGGACTACGACTTCATGCTGCCGGCATTGTACGACTACACGTTGGCAGTTAATGCGCGGGTCAATGCGGCTCCCACGCAGCGGCCAGCGCCTGGCGGTTTGGAGCATGTGGTGACGGTGAACCTGTTGCCACAGGACACGACGCTGGTTGAGTTGCAGACGGTGACGGCATACCTTCATCCTGGGCGCCGGTCGTTTGTGTACTCTGCGGATGATGCAGCCTACCTGGTTGCCGGTGGCAAACCGGGTAGCAAGGTCGTGGTATGGAATGCCGAGCGCTGGAATGGCGACATCGAAGCCTACCTCAAAGCGCGGGGCGTGGCTGAGGTAGTATTTGCTGAATTTGGCGAGTTCGAGACGCCGGTTGCGCCTGGAACTGTGCCTGCCTATAGCCAGAACGATCCACGCTGGAAGAATCTGGTCTACAGCGGTGACGCGACCTTTGGTTCTTCCGGTTGTCTGGTCACGTGCGTGGCCATGCTGGCCGGGGTAGAGCCGCCTGAGACTGCACAACAATTGGTGGCAGCAGGGGCATTCAGCGGAGCTTATCTCTCGAATCCGCAGCGCATCCCGGAGGCGCTGCCGCAGTTACAGTATGCCGGTGTCCAGCACTGGCGTGAGACGGAGCAGCTCGCGGATTTGAACTTGCTCAGACAGGAGATCATCGCGTATGGGGCGACGGTCTGCGAGGTGCGCTGGAATCCCAGCGCCGGTGGACCGCTGCCGGGCAACCAACACTTCGTGGTAGTAGAGTCCATCGCGGTAAATGACGCGACCATCGTTGACCCCTGGGACGGGCAACGCAAATCGTTGCGCGCATCGCGCTATTGCCTGGCGCACGAGACGGCAACGCAGGCGCTGACCGGGGTGCGCCTGATCCGGCGCGGGGGAGAGGCTACGCCGCCACCGGTGACCCCACCAAGTGGCCCGGTGTTGTTTGGTATCCATGATGAAAACGGCGAGAACGACGAAACCGGCGCCCGCTGGCTGATGGCGCGGGGGCTGCGCGGGCTGATTGTACGCCCCATCTATCTCGGAACACATGCACAGATGCTCGATTTCAGCGCCGAAGAAGCAGCTGGACTTCGAGTTATCGTGAATCTGCGCTATTCGTTCGCCCGCGACAACGGCGGCCAGGGGGCCTTCCCGTTACAGGGTACGCCCGCGTGGGCCCTCTTCGTTGAAGCGGCAGCGCAGACAATGATTACGAGTAGGGGCGTCTGGGGTTGGGAGATCGGCAACGAAGTGAACAATCCCCGAGAGTTTCCCGAAGCCGGACCTTTGACTCCTGAAAGCGTCGTGCAGACTTATAACGCGATTCGGGCGCGCGTATGGCAGAGCACGGCGCGCCCACGGATGGCTCCAGGGGCGCTCGATCCATACAACGCACAGGCGGGTGATCCGCGGCAGTGGCTGCGGGTAATTTGGAATGGGATCAACGGAGCGGAGTTTACCGCTGCGCACGGCTATGTGCGCGGACCGGATCCAAAACTCATCAATTCAGCGGCTCAGTTCGCGGATCACCCGCTCACCTGGCAGTTCCTCAACTATCCGCGTTGCGTGACAGCCTTGCTGAACGTCTTTCCAGCACAGTATATGGCGCTGCCCATTTACATCACGGAGTTCAACCATATCTGGCGGGATGGCGGCGAGGGAGATTGGGGTTGGGTGAGCGACGCGCGCGCGGTGGAGATTGTGCGTCTGGCGCACACCGCGGCTGCGGAGTGTGGCTTCGCCGGCGTGGCGCTCTATCGCTGGGCCGGGGATGAGTGGCGGCTGCAGGGCAATGCTGCGGTTTTGGGCGCCCTGGAGGATGTGCTCAGGGCATAGGAGTTGACGGATGCTACGGGCGCTGTGGCTGCAGTTTCTGGCGACGGTGTGTCATATCTGGCTATGGCTGTTGCATACAGCCCATGACCATTATTGTCGCGAGCAGTGGCGCAGCGGTCGGGCGGCTTTGAGTTTTGAGTTGTGGCGACGGCGGTGAAATGCCACGGGCAAAGCCGTTTCAGTGCCGCCGTTGCGGGACGTTATACACAGGTGGTCGTTGTCCGCAGTGTTATCCGGCGCAGAAGCGCCGCGTGACACGCGGGCGGAAGTCAGGCAGGGGTGTGGGGAGACGGACGGCAACGAGTGTGTTGGGGCGTTGGTCTCCCGTGAATGTGGATTATCTCGAAGAGCAAGCAGCAGAGGCGACGGCAGCCGAAGCAAGGAGAGGAGGTGATCCAGAAAATGTGGAGTCCGCGAGCCGAAGCGGGTTATCGCCTTCCCCATGGGGGGAGGGGACGAGTGGAACGGTTGAGGGCGCGGAGACATAGCAAGCGCCAGGTACGGCGAGAGGAACGCAAGATCGCCGGGTTAAAACGCAAGGGCAGGTTATGCGCAGAGTCGTCATCGGAGTGGTCTCGGATACTCATGGTGGTCATAAACTCGGATTACTAAATCCCGAGACCACGTTGCAGCAAGAGGACGAAAGCGGCAATCTCGTGCCATGGATTCCGAAGCTCACGGCGACTCAGGAGCATTTGTGGCCGTTGTACATGGAACATATCGCCAAGGTGAAGGCTTTCGCCGGCAACGATAGGCTTGTGCTCATTCAAAACGGAGATGGAACTCAAGGTACGAAGTACCCCGACCACCTGGTCAGTACGAGAATGTCCGACCAGATCGTGATCGGCGTGCAGAATCTCAGGCCCTGGTTTGAGGTAGCAGACGTCACCTGGGCGCGCTTGACGAAAGGCACGAGTTCGCATGTGATGGGTGAAGGATCGAGCGAGATTCTGATTGCTGAGCAGTTGCAGGCATTGTACCCGAATGCAGATATCAGCGTTCTTTACCATGGTTTGCTCGATGTGGATGGCGTAGAAGCAGACTATGCTCACCACGGTCCATATCCTGGAAGCCGCAACTGGCTGCGGGGTAACGTGGCGCGCTATGACGTGCGCTCGTACATGCTGGATGAGTTGAGCAGCGGACGGACACCAGCGCGGCTACTGTTACGTGGTCATTATCACCAATGGATTCCGCCAGAGACTCTCAGTTTGGAGTTTATGGGCGAGGTGTACACCACCACGCTGGTAATGACACCGAGCTATTGTGGCATGGGCGCGCACGGGCACCAAGCAACTCGCAGCGCATTTGCGCAGACTTTCGGCATGGTCGCCATCGAGATTGTGGATGGCAAGTTGGGTGAAATTCGAGTATTCAAGGAAACGGTTGATCTGCGCACGAAGGAGCGACTGGATGACTGATGAGACACGGCGGCGAATACTGGAGGAGTTCAGGCAGTTCAGTGTGCGCCCCTCCCTGGAGCCAGACGAAGTGACTGTCACGGATTATGCTGAGGAGTATGGGTGCTCGCACCAACTGGCTTCACAACGGTTGAAGCAGCTGGTTGCAGATGGGTACATGACCATGCGTAAGGGTATCTATGACCCACGTTGCGGCAAAGTAGTCAATGCCTACCGCGCCAAGCAGAGTGCAGCTAATTGTTCTTAGCAGCGGTTTCGAGCGGTTTTGCAGGTGATTTTCGATGGATTGCAGGCTGCTTGGAGCCTTTGAAAACGGCAGTTAATGCGGGGTGAGATGGAGCAGGGGTTAGCAGAACCTACAGCAGAGTTCCTGACCGAGGCGTGTCGGGAAGCGTTGCGCGCCATTCGCGGCAAGGAAGCGGCGAAGAAGCGGGCGACGGTGCTGTTGTTGGCCAGCGCTGCTGCTTCAGGTACGGCAATCAGCAAAGTTTTCAAGGATCCACGCGCCTGCTCTGAAGGAATCTGGTACACGAAGTGGCAATACGATCCGGCAGTCAAAGCCGCCCTGGAATTGTTGAAAGCGCGGGCACTGGAATGGTGCGACCAGGAAACAGCGCGTACCGAAGCCTATGCGCTGCAGGAGCGGCGCAAGAAAATCGCGTTGTTCTCACTGGATGCGCTGGATGGACTGCGCACGACCGCAACGAATTCCGAGGATCGCGCCGATCATCGTACCGAAGCCAGCGCGATGTTATTGGCGCTAGCGGACGAGGAATTGGCGGCGCGGATTGTGCTACTGCGCAAGGGGGCGACGGTGCCGGTGGAAGTGGAGGGACTGGATGCCCTCATTGAGCACGAATTGGCGCGAGTGGCCGCCACAGGCGAAGGCAGCGTTGTTGGCGCGTCTGCGGGAGATGTCGGAGCAGGCCAGTTCGAGCGAGGCGGCACGAGCGGGCCTGATTGAGTTTACGCGCCGGACGTATCCGCGCTATGTGGTGGATCCGGCGCACCGGTTGATTGCAGAGCACCTTGAAAAGGTAAGTTCCGGCGAGATAGACCGGTTGATGGTGTTCGCTCCACCGCAACACGGCAAGAGCGAGCTGGTCAGCGTGCGTTTCCCCGCCTGGTGGTTGGGGCGACGGCCTGATGATCCGGTCATTCTGGCGAGTTATGCGGCCAGCCTCGCCGAACGGCATAGCGCCGAGGCTAGAGCCGTTGTCGAAAGCGATCTCTTCGAGGAAATCTTCGAGGGGGTGAAAACACGGCAGGATAGCCGCTCAAAGCAGTTATGGCGGCTAGTAGGGAAACGTGGCGGTTTGCTGGCGGTAGGTGTAGGTGGCCCGATCACGGGACATGGAGCGTTGTTGGGGATCATCGACGATCCTTTCGAGAATTGGGAGCAGGCGCAGAGTCTCACGGTACGCAACAAGGTGTGGGACTGGTGGCGCGGTACTTTTAGAACACGTATTTGGGAACGCGGGGCGATCATCCTGGTAATGACGCGCTGGCATGAGGATGATCTGGCGGGGCGCCTGCTTTCGGAGCAGGGCAACCGGTGGCGGGTGTTGCGTCTGCCGGCATTGGCGGAAACGCAAGAGGAGCGCGACGAGGTAGCCAGATTGCAGGGAATGCTGGCCGGTCAACCAGATCCGTTGGGACGCGCGCCTGGAGCGCCATTGTGTCCACAACGGTTCAGCGCTGAGGCCTTGGCTGCCATCCGTGAGGATGTGGGCAAGCTGGTTTGGGGGGCTGAGTATCAGGCTTTCCCCAGGCCGCTGGAAGGCTCACTGTTCAAGCGGGGCTGGTTTAGTACCGTGGATGCGCTGCCCTCCGGAGCCGTGAAACTGCGCTACTGGGATAAAGCCGGGACGCAGGGTGACGGCGACTATACCGCTGGAGTGTTGCTGGCGTTGCATGCCGGGAGCGTTTATGTCGTAGACGTGGTGCGCGGACAGTGGAGCGCCCATGAGCGCGAGCGGGTGATGCGCAACACGGCAGAACAGGACGGCCAAAGTGTGCCGGTTTGGGTAGAGCAAGAACCTGGCAGCGGCGGTAAGGATTCTGCAGAGGCGACGGTACGGAACCTTGCGGGATTTAACGTCAGGGTGGAGAAGGTCACCGGAGATAAACTGACCCGGGCGTTGCCTTACGCCGCGCAGTGTGAAGCGGGTAATGTGTCATTGATGCGAGGGGCGTGGAACGCGGTCTATCTGGACGAGTTATGCGCCTTCCCGAATGGCGCGAATGACGATCAGGTAGATGCCAGCAGCGGGGGGTTCAACCGGCTGGTTAATGCGGGCGGGATGGCGTACCTGGATTGGTTGAAACAAGTGAGTGAGCAGAAAAGCGAATGAGCGATTTGAATAAGCCAACATTGTGGGACCGAATTACAGGGCGGGCCAGCTTGCTGGAACGGGTGAACGCGCTGGAACGCGCGATCAGCGAGAGCAAGCCCCGTATCCCAGAGATCATCGCCTCGGGCAATGCTGACCGGGACCGGATGAACTCCTGGCCGCGCTCCGGGCGGGTGGATGCGGCGTTATTGCGGCAGGTGGCCGACCACACTGCCATCGTGCGGGCTGCGATCAATGCCAAGAAGCGGCATGTGTCGGCGTTGCATCCGGTGGTGCGCGGTCCAGATGACGCGACGGTGATGGCCCTGCAGGGCTTGGTGGATAAGCCGACGCCTGACCATACCTGGCGACAGTGGGTCAGCGAGGTTCTGGAAGATGTGTTGATCCTGGATGCTGCCTGTCTGTACGTATGGCCCCGGCGCAGCGGCGCGTTGTACGCGCTCTTGCCGGTGGATGCGGCGACGATAGCGATCACCCCGGATGTGCGGGGATTGTTACCGCAACCGCCCGCCACGGCGTATGAGCAGCGGGTAAGCGGATCCGTAACCGCTACCTTCACTGTTGCGGAGATGCTGTACGAGCAAATGAACCCGCGGGCGCACAGCCTGTATGGGCTGTCTCCGACAGAGGTGGTGTTGCACACGGCGTTGACGGCGTTACGCCGCATGGCGTACAGCGCTGACCTTCTGGATGGCTCGAATGTGCCGGCGTTTTTCGGCGAGGTGCCGGATAACTGGAACACGGCGCAGATCCGCGAGTTCCAGGAGTATTGGGACCAGATGACCACCAATCGCCCCCACCGGGGTGTCTGGGGTCCGAACGGCACCAATGTGCGCTTTCCGCCACAGACTGAAGTGCGGACGGAGTTCGATGTGTATTTGGCGCAACTGGTTTGCGCGGTATTCGAGATCCAGCCGCAGGAATTGGGATTCACGGGCGATGTGAACCGGGCGACCGGTGAGGTGCAGGAGGAGATCACGCAGCGGCGTTCGGTACGCCCGCTGGCTGAGTTGATTAGCGAGGTGTGGCAACAGGCTTTTGCCCTGACCGGCTACGGTGAGTACCGGCTGGCGTGGCCGGAATTGGAGGAGCGGACGAATACTGAGATTCGCCTGGATGCGCAGGTGTTGGTGCCGCTGGGAGTAATCACGCCCAACGAGGTACGTGACGAGCTGCATCTGGACCCGCTTCCTGGCGGTGATGAACCGCGGCGACCGGGACTGTTAGGCTTTGCTGCCCAGCCCGAAATGACGCGGGCCAGCAGCCGGATTCCGTTGCAAGTGCCGGCGCCCGATGACCAGGTGGTGTTGCTACAGCTCCAGGAGACGCTCCAGCGAGGTTACCTGGAAGCCTCACAGCGGCTGGCAGTCGAAGCGTTGTTGGATACGTTGCGGGAGGCCAGCGAGCGCGGTGAAACGATTACCGCGACCATGATCAACGAGGCGGCGGCAGCGGTTTCCAACGCGCACGGTGAAGCTATTCGCCCGGTGGTCATTCGCAGCTTACAGCAGATGGCGGAAGTGGGCGTCGAGGCTGGCGCGGAAGCGTTCACGGCGGCGATGAACATCGGACTGGACTGGACGTTGGCTAATACGGATGCTGCGAATTGGGCGCGGCAGTACGGCGGCAAACTGATCAAGGGCTTGGACGACACAACCAAGGCGCGGGTTGGCGCTGAAGTCGGCGCGTGGGCTGAGGCCCGTGAGGGTTACCGCGATCTGGTGAAGCGGATTCGGACCGTGATTGATGACCAGCGCCGAGCCGAGTTGATCGCGCAGACGGAACCAACAAATGCCTATGCTGCCGGGAACATGGCGGCCTGGAAAGAGGCTGAAAACGAGCTGGGGCTGAGCATCGTCAAGGTGTGGAACACGGCGAATGATGACTTGACCTGTGCAATTTGCCGGCCGCTGAACCAACAAGAGCGCCCGCTTGATGAACTGTTTGATGGCGGTATCGAGCGCCCGGCGGCGCACCCGCGCTGCCGGTGTTGGCTGACGTCAGAGGTGATCTTGAATCGAGCAGCGCTGGCGCGGTTCCCGTGGCTGCGGGAGCGCGTGGCGGAAGTGGGGCACTAAGATGCCGGTCGGAGTTGATCTTGAGATCAAGGGCCTCGCAGAAGTGTTGGATAAGTTTCTGCAGGGCAACACGCGGGTTGGCAAAGCCCTGTTGCGTGCGACGCTGGCCTCGACCAAGATCATTAGAAGGGCTATGGCTAAGTACCCTGACCCACGACCAGAGAGCACTTACCGCCGCACCGGCACGTTGGGACGCAGATGGCATAGCGAAGCCAAGATGACCAGTGATGATGTTTTGGGGTTGGTCGGGAATACGGCGCCATATGCGCCTTATGTGCAAAGCTACGATAAACAAGCAGCTATGCACTGGGGAACCTGGCAGACGGATAAACAAGTGGTCAATGAAACTCGGGATGCGATCAACGAAATCTTTGCGGAAGAAATATCGCGGGCGATGTTGGCCGACAAAGATTAGCAGCGGTTTTTTGGTGAGGCTAGAGGCGCTTGAGAAGCGGCTAAATGCGGTGTAAAGGACAAAAAACAGCGGTTAAGGCTGGTTAGCGGAGGTACACATGATTGGAGATTATCTGCATCG